CGAGCCGGCCAAAGACTGAGCAACCGTCAGGGCTTGACTCACCGACAGATACTTGATCTTCTCAGCCACTACAACTTGCGTCAAGGCAAGTGTGTTATCCGGGTAAGTTCGTTTTTTCCTAGGCATCGTCTTGCCTCACAATGTACTTACCCTTTTTGGTATCATAAATCCAAAGCTTTATCTCTAGCTTTGTAGTCACAATTATACAACGGTACAGATACTTCTGGTCCTTGGCTGCGTCTTTTGTTAAAATTAGCACACCGGGCTTTTTACCCGTAATAATTCCATAGTATTGTGCTTGGCCGATTGCTTCTGGCCATTTCTTTGCCCAATCAACTTCGATTGCGTGCGTACCCGTGAGGATGTCCACACGTGAGGCATCAAAAAGCCTCACTTCGGTCCGCCCACCCAGCCCTTTAGCTAGATGGGCAGACCACCCAACCTCATTTTGAGGTTGGGCTTGAAGCAAGACAAGGAGTAACAGGAGTGGATACATTACGCACTCGTGGTATAGGTGACCTTGAGTTGATCACCGCTGGAAACGGGAACTTCCGCCGCAAACAATGCGGTGGCGTAAAGCGTCCCGGAGGTGCCGGACTTGCCATTGTCATCAACAACGAAGACACCTTTAACCGTGCCGCTACCGTTGATGTTGAACGTGGCCGGCGAAGCGTTCGTCACCGATTGACTGGACGACGCTCCCGGACCCCAGGCAACACGGGTACTTTCGGTATACGTGCCGAACTCATTCCAGCCGGTGTGGTCATCCATTTCGTCTTCGGCCGCGAGAGCGGTATAACCGCTCGAATCAATGAGACCGATACTCCAGTCACCCGTAGCGGGTGCGGTCCCATCATTGAACAGGCAGTCGAGGAGCAGGTCTTTGCCTACATCGGCGATGCCGTTGGGGAAATCATACTCCCCGATTTTGTCCCCGAAACGATTGAAGTGTTCAACAACGAGTCGTCCACGGGGTTCGAGTTGGCCTTGGAGGGCCACAGGTTCGGTATTTATCATACCACAAATCCTCCTTAAAGGAACAGAGTTACGACTCGTCCGTGGACGAATCTTTTGACAACTGGTTTTGACTCAGAATCCGTTCTTTTTCCTCGGGGGTAAGGTCCGTTCTATCCTGGAGACGGACAACGGAACACGCTGCCTCTTGCGAAATTTCGACTACGTCTTGGACCACGGAAATCTCCTTAGTTCAGGCGAACTGTGCCACGGCGAAATTCTCTTTGTAGCTTCGCGGCAATACTTCGCACGGTTTCATCGGATGTGGAACCGCCATTAACTGTGACGTTAATATCACCCACGGTCGTATTAGTCACTGCACCGCCGTCACCGAAACGGGCAGCCCTTGCGTTCATAGCAACTAACTGTGGGTAGAACTCACTCGTTGCTCGGGGGTTAGTGATAAATTCACCAGGACGAACGGACGCACCCATAATGTCGCTTGCCAGTCCACCAGCCGCGAACCTATTGATTGGTCCACCGAAGGCTTGTTTTACTGGTGGCATGTTAATCACTGTTGTTTTAAGGGCGTTGGCTCTCCCCTGAAGTTTTATGAGGTCTTGACGGAATTTCCGCATAGTTATGATGCTTTCATTCAGGGATTGCTTTACTGCGGCCACCCCATCGAGTTGAGCATCCCGTACTCCGAGGATTGCAGTTTTGTGGAGTTGGAGGGCTTGTGCTGACGATAAAGCTCCCCGAGCCAGAACCTCCTGAAGCTCATTTACGCCGCGTGTCGTCTCCATCCCCCGGATAGCTGATTCTGCAGCATCCGTAAGAACACCCAATTGTTCCTCCCACGATTTCAAGGAAGGTAGTGCCTTTGTAAGGGTATCGGGATGCTTGTGAAGCCAGGCCAACGCCTTTTCAATTCTCTCCGTATTCTGCTCCTCGGGAGCCTTTGCATATTCTTCGTTAAGTGCCTTTAGGGCCTTGACTGCTTCCAGGATGGCTACAATCTCAGGCTTCATCTTCTCAGGGTCTATCAGTATATTCCCACCGACTTTCAATAATTCCATTTTACCCTTTATATCCCACATATCACCATAGGTTCTCAACGCTTCTATCATACGGGCAGCCTCAGACTTGGCCGTCGTGTTGTCAGTACCAATCTGTGTGGTCAATCCCGCTTGAATATCGTGGACTGCCTTGAGGGCCTTTTCACGTTCCCTATGGTGCAAAGCCAGGCGTTCATTTATAGAAACTTCTTCCTTTGCTAGATTCAACGAGTGTTCAGTAATGTTGGCGGCGGCCTTACGTGTCTGGAGAGTCTTACCCAAGCTTTTCATAAGGTCGTCAGTGTATTTATTTTGGAGGTAGTATTCCGAAGTGATCGTCCCTAATCGGGGATCATTCACCAGCCCCGAGCCACCGATGTCGGTTTTTGTTAATCCTACCATTTTTGCTATGATTTTGTTCGCAGCCGTCATACCGTCTTGAGTGCCGAGTGCGATATTCTTGGCCCACTCTTCCCTCAAAGGTATCAGTGACTGTTCAAGTATGTCCAGTTTTTCCCCTGGACTGCCTGCAATGTCTAACTGATACTCGCGAATCATATCAGCCATGCTATTCTGAATATCGAGTTCACGACGCAAATCCTGTAGAGCAGCTTTTTGTTTGGCCACCGCTTGGCCCAGGATCATGTTGCTTTGTCGATACATCTTTTCCATGACGTTCATAGCTTCCCGCTGTGTCTTCTTGTATTCCATCAGCTTTTCAGCCTCGGCCCGCTTTATCGTATCGACCTCCTTCTGAGCAAAGTTTTTAATGTGATCAAATTTGTCCCCGAAGCCTGTTATAGTTTTGTATACTAGATAACCCACAGCGGCGACTAACAGAGTCAAGCCTGCGGTCACTGGGGCGATTGCGAATTTTAGCATGAAAATTTTGATAGTCAAGGCTTGGGATGCCATTGCCGCAAGACCGAGTGTTGAGACGGTTGTTGCCAACGCGGCAGTCCACGCCACTATCTTGACAGCTACAAAAGCAACGCCAAGTATACCGACAATCTTACCGAACCACATCATCCAACCACCGATAAATTGGACTGATTCACCCAGCCCGCCAAGAGCATCGGTCCATTTTAGAATGGTTGCAAGCATTGGCTTGCCGACATCCAAGAGGAAGAAATTCTTGATTTCCTGCCATTCTTGTTGCCATGAGAAACCATCCACATCCGTGATACGTTTCATTGCCTTTTCGGTAACATCAGCCACATTACTAAGTTCGTAGAGTGACTCTTCAAGCAGCCGGAAGTTACCAATCAGTCCACCAGCACCGGTGATAGCTCGCACTCGACTAAAGTATTTGGCAAGTTCAGCAAACGAATCACCGTTCTTCTCAACTTCTGTCTTTAACTTCCCAAGGACTCCAACATAGCCCCAAGTTGCAATAGCCGCTTCCCCGGACTCAACACCCCAAGCCTTGAACAGTTCTTTCATCTTGTCAGTTGGCTTGAGCAACTTGAGCATGATGTTCCGCTGGTAGGTCATCGCTTCATTAACGCCAATACCTTGACGGGTCAGAGTAGCAATAGACGCAGCCGATTCCTCGAATGTGATACCGAGTTGGGATGCCGGCATATTGATCCGGCCCATTGTATTGGCAAGTTCACCCAATCGGATACGTCCGAGTTCAACCGTCTTAAAGAACACATCGGAATAATGCTCAGCCTCTTCAACACCGGCACCATAAGCATTAAGGGCACCCGTTAAAGCCTGCACAGCTTGTTCTGACGTTGAGACAGTTGCGATGGATAACTTGAGGGCTTGATCCATTGCAAGGACAGCCATTTCACCTTCGGCAATTTGGTTCGAGAGCATCTGATAGATACCCTCGGCAACATCAAATCCAGACCTACCAAAGTCATCCGATAATTGATGGACAGCACTAGACCACCGCTCGAATCCGAGTTGTGCGTTCTCGGAGATAGTCTGGATTTCAGCAATCCGAATTGAGAACTTCGCAGCCTCGTCAATGTTCTCGCGAAACGCCGATAGCATAGCGTGGAGACTACGAGTGATTGCTTGCCCGACGAATAGGCGAACCACGCTTTTCCAGGAGAATAAGACAAGCTGGCCAGATGACTTACCAACCTGACCCACCTTTTTGATAGCCCTCGCCGCTTTATTTGCTGCCGTCTTGAGCTTGTCCATTTCAGCAGAAGCCGATGATTTACCCTTGCTCTTTGCTAAAGCGGCAAGGGCTTTCTTCATCTTATCCAGCTCTAAGCTGGCAGACTTGAGGTCCTTCAATCCTGAAATCAGAAATTTCAGTTCAACATTGGCATTTTCGTCTGACATTAGTTAGCCTTTCAGGCGGACCATCTTGATCGAAGGAACTTCGCGACGAATGATCTTAGGTATTTCATATTTTACATAATTGTCAAATGCAACAATACCGGCCGTGATTGCTTTCCAGGGTGGTGTGCTTGGTAAAGTTATCCAAACTGGGGCCGGGGACATTTCATTCCACATAACATACGGTAAGTTTTCCCAGAACAAAAAAGTATAAGATTGTGCATCGGTACTAATTTCATGGGTCAACTTACTATCGGAATGACTTTTACCAGCCTGGAAACCTAACTTATAATGCACGCCCTGGATATTTGTCCCCCGCTGGATTTTCATACGTGCCCGTGCCGATATACCGCCGGAGTTTGTAATTCCGAGATTGTTAATAGTTCTGCTTATTCCGGCGATAGTGCCCCTTGCAGTACCAGTATAGGTTGGTATCATTTCCGCAACAGTTCTTGCCCAAACGCGGACTGCATTCTTTTGTTCCCTAAGTAAGACTCGCTCAAGTTTTTTGGGGAAACTTGTTACTTCTATAACGGGAATTGTACCTGATAATTTTATCAACGGTGTGACCATAATTAACCACCCTGCATTTGACAAAGGAGTTCAGCATCCTCAATCTGCCGAACCTGTTCATACGCAATTAGTCTGGCTTTTGCCCACTGGGTATTATGATCAAACACAGGCCGTATACCCGGAGGGGTCATGCCGAATCGCTCACATGCTCGCCATGTTATGTAGTCGGTTGTTCGACCGTCTGGGAGGTGGACTCTTTTTGACGAGCTAGATCGAGTAAAAAAGAGGTCCTTGCCTCGTCGAGCATATCCTGGTCAAGGCAATTGGCCTTGGCAACATGCCGGACAACATGCCCCATTTCAATGTCGGTGAACCCGGACTCTTTCATTTCCGTGGTCCAATTCTTCCATGTCGCGGGGTCATCGTAATCGACCGTGTCCCACTCCAGGTCCGTTGTGGCCTTGAGTGAGGTAATGGTCATGTAATGCGACCTTGCCTCAGCATACGCATCGACCCGTTTCAGGAAGTCCGGGTCGGTAGTATTCTTCTCGCGGACGCCACCGGGACGCAGTATTTCCGGCGGCTCGGGAGCAGGACATAGATTGTCAAAATGATCAAAATCCTCGACCGCTTCCATGATGAATCCGATAGGACCATCAGGGCGGGGGATAACGAGCGTGACTACATTGCGGCCTTCAATTTTCTTTCCACGATACTTCATTGTACGAATCTCCTTGGGTATTGAGAGTTAGGCAACCCGGTAGTGGTTTGCCACGGTTTTGTTGGCACGGCCGCTACAGGCGACTGAACCTTCTTTTGCGTCATGGTCGAGGTTCTCTTGATAGAACTCCTCAATCATAGTGTACTCGTCATCGACGGTCGTACACTCCGGGGCGTTGACAATCTCCAAGCCAACGCAGTACGGCTGACACGTATCGGTTGCGGTTGTTATCCACGCCGCTGCTTCTCCGGTCTTTCGCAGAACCTCCTCGACAGTGGCGGTGCCACCCGATTCGGCAGTGATAAAATCCCAGATAAAGTCGAACGAAACGTCCATCGGCTCTTGATCCGCATTACGCACGGTATCAAGATTTCCGCGATTCTTAACAAATTCACGCGGGGTTTTCTCGGAGTAGGAAAGCGTACCTTCACCAATGGTGATGGTAATGCTATTACCCTGGGACAGGTTAGCGGCAACCTTCGTTTCAAGGATACCGGAACCTACTCCTTCCTCTACACCCGTAACGAGGGCCGATGCGTCAGAGTCCAACGCAATCGCCGCAACCAACTCAGCCGCCGTTGTGTCAACGGTTGACCCGGTTGTTTTCAGGGTGACAGCAATTGCCGTGCCCGTCACAGCAATAGCAAAGGATGCGTCTGTCCCGCTCCCGTCATACGCGATCGAGATTAGACGACTACCCATGTGCTTGTTCACCGCTGTCCAGGTGATGTCGGACAGGGCTGCCACACATTCAACGAGCAACGTGCCGAGCGTACCATCCCAGAGCCGGATCGTTGCATTCTTTAGATCAATCTTCGCCATGACCTAGCCTTTCAAAAAGGGGTTGGTAAAATTACCAACAGAACTTAGGCCCGAGTGTGGACCGCGACAGTTCTGTTACTTCGGCCGCTACACGCGACTGAACCTTCCTTGGCATCGTGGTCGAGGTTCTCTTGGTAGAACTCCTCGATCACAGTGTACTCATTTTCGACAGTTGAGCACTCGGGAGTGCTGGCAACTTCGATGTCAACACAATAGGGCTGACAAACATCCGTTGCCGTTGTGAGCCACGTATCCGAGAGGGCTATTCCAGTCCTTCGGAGAACCTCCTCAACGGTTGGGGTTGATCCACCATCTTCGCTGGTAATGAAGTCCCAGACGAAGTCGAACGAAACATCCATCGGTTCCTGATCCGCATTACGCACGGTATCAAGATTGCCGCGATTCTTGACGAATTCACGCGGCGTTTTCTCGGAGTAGGAAAGCGTACCTTCTCCAATGGTGATGGAAATACTCTGTTGCCCATCCAACGTCGTGCTGGCTTGAGCCTCAACGTCGTCGGCACCGGTGCCGGCCTGAGCAACGGTTACAAGAGCCATTACGTCGGAGTCGGCGTCGAGAAGGGTTTTCAATAGCGTAGCCGTCGTATTGATGGCCGTGTCGTACCCAAGGGTAACGACGATTGCTCGGCCAGTGACGGCAACACTAAGGGCGGTTGCCTCACCCGGATCATTCATTGTGAGGGAGATTTTGTTCGAGCCAATGTGCTTACCAACAGCAGTAAGCACAATTTGCCCATCTATTCCACCAGTATTAGTGGTGGTCAGAGTTCCTAACGTACCATCCCAAAGCTTGATGGTCGCGTTTTTCAAGTCGATTTTAGCCATGTGATCCTCTATGCAGGTTGAAGTTCCATGCGGTAGTGACCCTCGATCGTGTACTGAGTGATACGAGTGTCTTGACGAATTATCCCGAATTGACTTATATCAATGGTATTATCATTCTTTGATGTCATAAGCCGGAGACAACCCAACAATGTATCATCATCATTAGGACCGTCGCCGAATTTGTAGACTTTGATAACATTCTCAAAACCGGTAGCAAACTGACCAACGGCTTTTAATCCCGCATACAAATCCTGTGGGTCCATATGCGATTGAATAAGGATGTTGATTTCAACATCCAGGTAATATAACCTGTTGGGTAGGGTTTTGATAAATGGGCCGTCAACACGGAGTTCACCAAAGGTCCGTAGATCATCCGTGTCTCGTTCGTCACCTTCGATGTAAAGGGTATAGTCCCCCTTCACAGCGGAAAAGTGTATCCCGATTGACGCGGCTAACCAACGAACCCAGTCTGCATTGATGGCCATTACACTACTCCAGCAGTTTGTTGTTGCATGGTCAAAACCGATTGAGCATCTTCAACTCGCACAAGTTTCTGACCTTTCGTTTCTCGCATCACGAGAATGAAGCCCATATCTGTCTCAAATTCATAATAGCTTTTAATATCATAACGTCTGTTATTGAATATAACGTATTGGTTGAGGTCCAACTCCCAACCCGCCGGTAAATCCGATGCGTCAATGATGACACGCCGATCTGTTATATCAAAGAAACCACCCGTTGTGAAATCCTTGTTTGCAGAGATGAACGACAAGTCATACACGAAGTCACGATGGTACCGAGCAGGCTGAACGATAGCTCGCCGTATACGAACTTTGGTGTACGCAATGTCCTTCGTACCGGTCTCCAGATTGGTTGCACCCAGCACTACTGAATACAGATCAATCGGAAGACCATACGTTTTCTTCATGCGGTACAAAGTACGGCGTATGAATCGTAAGCGATTTCGGGCCATAACAGGAACCTTGTTAGAATTAACAAAACCTGACTGCCCACCCCGAAGGGTGGGCAGCCAGTGGAATTCAGCCTACCAGCACGGCACCGAGGGCGGTGTCGAGCGTGGCCACACCGCACAGCAGGTCAACCGTAACCAGGATACCCTGGGCACGACCTTCGTAGCTGACGGTAACGCGAACCGCGATGTCGTCGAACGACGCGACGGCGGACATGGCACCAAGGCCACCCGGAATCGTGACGAGCGGTCGGATGACCAACGCCAGACAGTTCCGGTTGAAGGCGAAGTTGTATTCGCCGGACGGGCCGAGGTTGACAACGTCAGTGTTGACCACGGCGATGGCAAGCGGACGATCCAGCGTGATGCCGGTCGTATTGCCAGCCGTTTCGGTCGTAGCGATCACGCAGTAGTACCCGGCGATGGGCACATCGGGCGTGTCCTGAGTCGAGAAGGCGACCAACGTACCAACCGGGATTGCTCCCGTGTAGCCATTGACAACGATTTCCTTTGCATAACCGGCTGCGTAGCCGGCACCAAAGTTAATCGCCGCGTTCTCGTAGCGAGTCACAACCGCCGTATCAACGACCGCGTGGCGGAGGCCGGGACTGATCGTGAGATCAATGTCCTGGGTACTCAGAGAACCACACGCCGTGACACGTTGAGCAACGTTGTCGCCAGCGATTTTGATAAAATCACCAGGCTTGTTCTCGAACTGGGAACCGGCGGTATCCACGTGGATTGAAGTGGAACCGGCGGCATATCCACCAGTCAGATTGACCAAAGCGGTCGCGGCCGCAATGTCAACCGTCACGGACGGCGTGTTCTGACACTGGTAGATATTGAACCCGAACTTGCGTCCGAGGCTTGCTTCGCGGAGAGCCGTACCATCGTCGCCAACCTTGTCGGCTTCGGTGAACGTATCAAGCGAGAGCATGTCCTCTTCGGTCTCGGGACCGATGATGAGGGAACGACCGGCTTCGGGAGCCTTGTTGACATTCATCCGCTTACGAGTCGCGAGCATGTAGCCCTTGACCGTACCGGCTGCACTCAACCCGAGGCCACCTTCCTGGTTGGACAGGAATTGGTAACATTGGCCAAGAGTGATCTTGTCCAACGCTTGAGCCAGGGAAACGATGGCCGGGGCGAGGAAGGTCGCACGGAGTTCCTGGAAGGACTTGGTGAGGTCTTCGTCCTGCAAGGTGAACGACGTGTGCAAGTGCTGATTCAACGGCACCTGAATGTCGGTCGCCTCGGCGTTCTGGACATCAACGTCGTCCGCCTTGGTTTTCCGCTTGGCCTCAAACTCGGCCGGCTTGCGAGTGTGAACAATGTCACCAAACTTCGCCAGGTCGGTGGAGAAGTCACGGTGAACCATGCTCGATGCAACCATGTTTTCCAACAGGATTGCCACCGACTCGTTTGCCCAAATCTCCGGGATGAACGCATCCAGGGAGTTGGCGTAGACGAGTTGGAATGGTTTGGAAAGCAAATTCATTTGCTATACCTTTCAGAGAAGAAACATTGGTAGAACTAGCAAACAATGACTAGCCCTGGAATGAGGTTGGATCGGCTTTCGGATTTTCTTTCCGCCACTTCATGTAAGCACCGGTGTCCTTTAGCTGGTCAGTGGTAACTCCCTTACCCTTACCGGAACCCGATCCACTATCGCCGCCCATGCCACCAGTCCCCGGATTGATGAACAGGTTGCCGAAAGCTTCCGGCAGTTCCTGCATACGCTTCAATGCGGCGTCGGGTGCAAGGTCTAGTACGACAGGCTTTCCATCCTCATTGACATCGTTGAATTTGACCAACGTGTCGAAGAGTCCGTTAGGCTGTCCATCTTCCCCGAGTTGTGGGCTCAGGTGGGTTTGGCTTCCCAGGAGCGAAACGATTTGAGCCGGCACAGTCGCCTTTGCCGCAATTGCAGCTTGGGTCAGAGCCGTCGTCACTCGCTCATTGGTATACAGTTGTTGCCAATTTTGACCTTCCTTGGTAATTTTAGCAACCAATTCCTCATGGGCCTTGGTCGCCTTCGTTACATTCCGCTTGGCAAGTTCCTCTTTACTGAGAAACTGCTCTTGCAGTGTCTCAATACGCTCTTCCAACTCGGTCTTCGCTTGAGTTGTCAGGTTGGCCTGCTCTTTGATGCCGTTAAGCTCACTGAGCAGTGTCTCATTCTGTTGCGTCAGTTTCCGGCGGTTGTCCGCCATCATCTTGTTCAACTGGTCTTGCGTGAGGGACAGTTTCCCGTCGCCATCACCCTTACCATCGCCGTCACCCTTACCATCACCGTCGCCACCCTTACCATCTTCGTTGTCGTAGACGAGGTGGAAAACACTGGTGCTGCTGAAAAACGACATATCGAATCTCCCTAAGATACCCTACGAATCGTAACCTCCTGCGGATCACGTAGGTATGGCATCAAAAACTGCCAAGCACGACTGCTTGGGATGCCGGCCCTAAAGTGGTCCAAACGATGTGCAGGGTCGTAGGTAGCCCTAGCACCGGAGTATGCGTCGGAAGTGACGCCCAAAAGTTCTTGCTCCAAGTCGATATCGACGCCATCCAAGAATGAGATCGCACATTCGTAGACGGCCAAAAGAATATCGGCTGGGATTTCTGTGTCTGTTCCTCGGGGGAATTGTAACTCCTGATCGGAGTCGGTTTTCTCGTCGGCAAAGTTCAACCTGTCAACCGCACGGGTTGCCATGATGAGGGCTTTCGTGCGATCACCAGCGATGGAATTTTCCCATACCCCGGAGACGAGTCTCTCACCAAAGTAGGTGTCTGCCAGTGCGATGGTTCCGTAAATACTAACCACTGATCTTCACTCCTTCAAATTGGAGGTTCACGCCGACATTAGGCCCATCAGGAGCATGTCGCCTGTTTTGGGTAAAATTAACAGGATTGGTCATCAGGTGTACTTCCCAAATCTCGCCTTTCCAATTCTGTAGCCGCATCAGGTCGCCGTTGAATTCCGTCAAAAAGGCTTGTAGCTCCAAACCCTTTTCGCGTGCCAAATCGAACGTATAGCTGAGTAGTCTGTTTGTTGACCGTGTAACATACGTGTAGGTCGCCCCATTCATTGTTCGCTTAACAGCCATCTGGGACAAGCTGTTTTCTTTATCTGCTAGTTCCGGTGCCGGCAACACTACTCCAGCCCCTACGCCGGGAATCGGTGCTTGCAGGATAACATAGTTCTGCTTGATCGTTGCGACGACCCACTGAGTCAAGTCGAGAGCTTCACTTACGTTGGTAACACCCTCTACAACTATCCCAACCGAAACGCCGCTAACCAGGGCCAGTGCCGAAGATAGATCAAACAAATTGACGATTAGTGCGGTGGCTGTGCCGCTAATGCTCAACTCGTTGGATGCACTCTTCGGTATCCCTCCAATAACTGCTGATGCTTCCTGCGTCAGTATCAAATCGTTGCTTACGAGTCTCGCAGCTTCGGCTACGCCACTAAGAGTTAGATCGTTGCTAGCAACCTTAGTGGTGAGTGTCCTTTGATATGATGCAGTGCCCGATAGGGTCAATTCGTTGGCGAGATTATATCCAATCGCCTTTATAGTAGTGGCTGATGATAACAGGGACTGGTCACTGGCCACTGATCGGGCTACCACAATAGTGACAGCCACGGTTTGCGACATTGGGACCGTATTACCAATCCGAAGGTTTTTGGATACCTCTACATCTTGGTCAAGACTCGTGAGTTCATTGTCTGCCGATTTGAGATAGACACCAGAAGCGAGGGCCGTTTGATCTAATGACAAGTCATTTGATACGGGCCGAATACACTCTTGTGCTACCGTTTGTTCGAGGGTTAAATCATTGTATGGGCTCTTTTCATAAATCGCCCCAGTACTTGGAAGATAAGCAACTTGTAAATACTGGTGAGTCAAACGTAGCTTGGCATCGACTGTGCCTAGCACTTCAACCACTTGCGTGGTTGAGCGTAGCTTGGGGTCGCCAGACCGCAAGACTTCGACAATCTGAACTGTACTACGTAATACGGTCATGCTTGAACCTTAACACCACATTCAATTCCATTTATATCTGCCTCTTCCCAGGCAGCCGCGTCATCGGGATTCAATGCCAAAAGGGTTTCTGCCATCGTGGGTTCTACACCCGCACCAAAGTCATCACCATCATAATTGGTGCTATTGATTCTCGATACGTTACACCCGAGCCGGTGTCCGGCTTCATCGGTTAGCACACGACTACATAACTTGACACCTAAAACACTATCGGGTGTTTCAGGCAGGTCGTCGTATGTAAATAGGTCAACGTCCGTCGGGTTATCAGATTCAACGTAGTCTACGTCCGACGGCGTGGCTTCGTCAACATGTAGATAATTATCTGTGCTATCGGCATCGCTCCCAGTGAAGTTGCTAGAATTACCATTTCCATCTGGATAAAGTGTGGCAATCTTAACCTGTCCCAGGAATGTGTTATGGGGAGCGGGGCCGGTTTCGTCACAAACGTATAAGTCATCTACATAGCGATCATAAGACGCCCCATAGGCACGGAAACGAATTGCATCGGTGACAAGGGCACCGCTACTGTATGAAAAATCTTTACCCGCAGCACAATTGATCCACTCAACACCATTGACCAGCACAATAACGTCGCCCTCACTGGAACTATTTGATTTTATCATCTTGATTTCAATATAATACCATGTATCTTCCAATAAAACATTGGCCCCGGAATCTTCTATTGAAGTATTGGCACCCACCCAAAGCTGACCTGCGGAAGTTACACCTAGGCAGGAACCCGCCACAACACCGGCCATGAATTGAAGGACTGCATAACTGTCGGACGGAGGGTACTGATCCATATAAAATCCGAACCCAACGTATACTTCTGCACAAGCCACCGAGAGTGGGAACCAAAGATACGAACTTGTTGATCCCGCTATTCTTGCACATTGAAGACCTGTACGGGCTAGGTCAGCCGTGACTTCGATGGCAGAGCTATTCGTGTAAAAATACCGGTCCTCGATGTCGCCCAGACCGTCGAAACCTTCTAGTAGATGTAATGCCATTATGATTCCACCTTGATGCCAAACTCGGCACCGTTCACGTCAGCTTCTTCCCAGGCTGCCGAGTCATCAGGATTCAATTCCCAAAGTTCCATGACGTTCAGGTATGCCCCCTCAGACGGTGAAAATGCAGCACCCTCGTAAGTTGTGCCGCCGACGCGAGCTAATAGCTTTCCCGTGCGAGCCCCGGCATCATCCTTTTTCACAACAGCTTGTGTCTGTACCCCGAAGATTGTGTCTGGGGTTACGGCAAGATTGTCAACCGTGTACAGGTCTTCATGACCCACAGTTGAAGACTCAACATACGACGTATCTTCATCAGGGGAAGTTTCATCCACATGGAGGTAGTTATCGGTACTATCGACATCACTTCCCACGAATTCGTTTGTGCTACCATTTCCATCGGGGTCGAGACATACAACTCGGCAGTCCCCAAGGAAATCGTTTGTAGGTGCTGGCCCCGTTAGATCAAGGATGTACAAGTCATCAAAGTAGCAAGTCCCAACTGCCCCCTCAAGAGATACCATGTTCATGGTATCAGTGGCCCGGCTCTGAGTATCTGTGGTTGCGTCAAGGTTAATCCATTCTTCACCATTGACTCTCACAATAAAGGAATCGGCCGCGATACTGTTAGCAATACTCCACTTGATTTCGATGAAATACCACTTCCCAAAAACCAGGTTCTTTTCAGACGTAGCAAGCAGTGTTGAACCACGCTCCACTGTTAGGCGGTTGCTGGCATCCATTTCAACACTAACCTGTTCCAGGGAGGTTTCACTGAACATGGCAATGTATGATTGAGTTGTGGCTCCGCCAACGTAGAACCCAAAACCAATAACGCCCGTTGCGGAATCCGGTATCGGGAATTTACAGTAATCATTGGCACCGCACTCTAGGGATTGGGAGCCAGTGCGGACTATCGAGTTCTCTAGTTTGACACCCGTGTTTTCAATGACATACTTGTCTGCAATATCATTGAGGGCTTCAAAGCTTTCGATTAAGACTAGGCTCATTTTGCACCACCCCTCGTTGTGTCAGTGACTACCCCTTGGTCAGCAGTCTCTTGCTTCTCATTTTTGCTAGTATTAGCAACGCCACCCAGATCGGGCGTGCCTCTCGCTTGGCCTTGCGATTCTGCAATTCGGGCGACCCGATCAGCATGATCCTTTTTCGCCTTCTCAACAGAACCTTCGGGGTAACTCTTTGCTCGGGACGCGGCTTCAAGATCAATGAGGCCGGTCTCGATGTCGTCCTTTAGCTCACTAGCATCAACGATAACGACTTCGGCTTTGTCAATATCATCATGAATCGTGCGAAGTGTTTCCAACGAAATTTGGGCACCGAGGTTGATTGTTGCAACCTGCTTCATGGCCTCACGTCGATATGTTGTCGACGGGACCGCCTTAGCCGAATCGCGGAGTTCTTTCGATTCATCACGCTTGTCTTTGTCTGTTCGCAGACTATACCGCTGCGGATATGTGATAGTGGGTTGCTTGCCGCTCTTGTCCTCGTACATTGCCCAATAGCGAGCAATAACACGTTCACCGTGTTCAAGCTCCAAGCCAATCGCACTCAAACCCGCTTCCAAGCTACGTTCGTCGAATCCCTTGCTCTCAGCCGATGCCATCTTGGGAGCAAGTTGTGAAACTGCTAATTTTATCAAGTGGCGAATATCGGCCTTTAACTCATCCTGCTTGGCCATCGACGCCTGGAGCGGCTCTGGTGAAGGATGGATGAACTCGGGCAAGTCCATGCCCTTTGGGATACGACGCCCTGACGCCGTGCCAACTTTGATCTCGGCTGACTTAGCTGCCTGAGCATCGGCTTCCTCACCCGCTCTAACAATCGTGACGCCGTCGGCCGCAGTTGTGTCTCCGCCGGAAGGTCGTCGCAAGTGCAGACTTTCCGATTTGGGGTCGTAATGTTCGACATAAAACGGGAAATTTGAGCGGAGGGAATACGAAACGTCAGAGCTTGCTAGATTTAGCAAAGCGATCTGGTAATTCGCAACATCCGTCAACAAACTTTCTTGTACATCGAACATAACAAAGGGTATCGTGGGCAGATCAATCGTAAGGATTGAAATACCTTCGCGGCCATACTGGTCAATCGGGACCGAGTCCTTGTTGAACAATTGAACTCGCACTGCACCCTCATCCGTCCACATCAAACGATAGCGTTCCTCTGTCGCTGTTGGTAATCCTGTTGACTGGTCAACTGTGTTGGCATAATCACGCAGCAAAAGGGTTGTGAATTCTGCATCGTCGCTGGTGGTGTCCACAACCCAATTCAAAATATCCTCTGCCTTGTATGTGTAAATATAGGGACGACTGCTACCTTTCGAGGCAAGCGTGGGGCCATCCAGAGGTGGCATATCCACAAAAACACCAACTTTACCAATTGAGAGCAAGTCGGGTAAGATACATCGCCCCACAAAGCTGTTCATTGTGCTGCCTTTGAGGTCTACGCCTCTCCGCTTTCCAAGAGCAGCATCCAAGTAGGATTGTGGCCCATCTTCCCGTGTCACATCGGTGATACGTTGGAAAATTGAGTCCTTAACCTCATTAACAGCCGCCTTGGAGAACGCGGGAACATACGTAATGTCCTTACGTTGCTGGAATTCGATAACATCCTCCCGCCTAGTGAACTGCTGGAGGTATTTTTCAATAAAATCATCCCCGCTCTCGTAGACGAGACGGAATTTCGCCCACAACTCCCACATATCGACGTATTTGGGGTGTTGAAGCTCATTCAGCTTGACTTTGGCAACCTGAATCGCTTGAATTTTTGTTCTGGCTGCTGCTATTGCATTGACACTCATGCGGGAGACTCCATATCTTGTGCGACGCCGGTTGAAACCGCCAAAGGTAACGCTATTTCCGCGTAAGTTCTAGCGTGTGCGTGATGGTCGTTGGCGTTTTCGCCCTTGACGTACCGACCGATCAAGTTCCCATCTGAATCTTTTTCATAAATCCTGACGGGGGCCTTAATATGATCCTTGAATTCATTTGGGATGTCTCTAGGTAGCGAAATCGAGCGGGTTCGGAATCGTCCAAGTGATAAATCTAGCCATGAGGTGCGATCGACCGTTACTTGAAGTTCTTCCTCGCTAATGTGAATTTGTTTGCCTGCAATTCCCCTACCGTAGCAACATAAATTAACTCGGCCCCACCAACGCTGAGCAAATTCAGTTGCCTTTCGCCGTTCCGGCTGCATGTCAATAACCGCGTGGCGAACATTATAAGCTTCCATGAGTAAGTCGAGTTCTTCAAAGTCTCGACATTTTCCGGCCTTAATCAATTGGCAGCGGGCATATGTATTGATGTTGGTTCCAGCGTGGTCCGGTATCCTCCAACTGTCTATCTCGTAATGCAGCCAGTTCCCGACATCAACTCCCATCGTCACAACGCCGCCATCATACGCCTCCATTGTAACATGCTCACCGAGACATTCCTTGATCTCCTTGTCTGTAACTCTCGCCCCTTCAACAATATGCGGTTTGCCGAGTTTCGAGTTCCAAAATTCTTGCTCGTCAGCGGGATTCGTTAGGGACAGGAAATAGGCTTTGACAAACTTATCAGGGGATGTCTTAAAAGAGCTTGAATACATTTGGCCAATACCGAAACCCCGGTATGGCTGTTGTGCATATTTCTCTACCCAATCTCCCGTACTCAAAAACTCAATTTTCTCGTCGTGTGGAAGTTTCTTACCGCACAGATGACATTTAAGATATGATCTAGCTACGGCGGGGTCTTCGTGGTGTTCGCCGCAAATCTCCATGTTGCGAGGAAATTCAAGATTGATATGTTTTGAACACCCAGGGCACTTGAAAAAGAACTCGTCTTGTGAGGAAATCTTGAAAGTTTCATTGATTCCTAAATCATCGACAGTTGGTGTGGAAATTTCCCACGTGATGGCCATATCGTAGCCCGATTGACGTTCTCTTGCAAGCGGAATGTTCGCTTGCTTCATTTCATCCTTTTCATCTAGGATGAGAACGCCAACGGGCACTGACTTTAGCCCGGATCGAGACTTGCTCCCACGTATGTAAAGATTAGTATTTCCGGCACGTTTGTGCCCCACGTTCTTAACATCGGAAAAGATTGACTGTAAATGCTCAGAAAGATCAATAGCAGGATCAAACCGAGCAGCACTAAAATCACTGGCATCAGGGGTTTTAGCAGGCAGTACGTAAAGGCAATCAACACCATGCACGTCAATGTAGAAGAAAGTAATGTTAAGCACAGTCTCGGTAAAACCCATCTGTGCTGCTTTCTGTCCGACATTAAATTCAGCAGTGCTATCATGCATCCCTCTCAGCCACGGGTGGCGGTCAAAAGTCCAAGGACCTGGATACGGCTTGCCCATCACGCGGTATAATTCCGCCCACTCCGATGGGAGCGTGATGCTCTTACGCTTCAATCCAGCGGCTAACCGCTGAGTGAGTAGGTCGGCTAGTGCGTGCATCCATTTCGTCCTCGTTTGGGTTAAATACCCAGATCGCCTTGGGTGAGACTGTCTAGGTTACGTCTAGTAAGGTCGCT